TTTCGGAAAGCGATGTTAATGGATTACAAGTTGTAATAACAACCACAGGCGGCACTCAAGGCTTTTTTGCTGAAGCGTTTGTAACAATAGATTATACAGCAGCAGCTAGTGGACCCGCAAATCTTACATCATATAATAATATTGCTAAAGCAAGTATTACAAGTATTAATGGAATTACTATAGCAAATGTTACATCAATAAATGGTGTTTCTTAATTTTAACATATATGTATATTCAAACATAAAAATTTAAAAGTTATGGCTATAAAAGAAGTAAAATCGTTAGAACCCCAAGAGTTAGAAGCTCTTAAAGAATTAAGATCTAAAATCAATACTCTTACTTTTCAAAGGGGACAATTAGGATTAAGTGAAGATAATTTAGAATTACAAAAATTAACCCTTCGGGAAGAATTTCAAAAATTATCTGAAGAAGAAATCAAATTATCCCAGGAACTTTTTGAAAAATATGGTAAAGGTAATGTAGATTTAGATCAAGGCACTATTACTCCTTCTGAGTAAACCAATTTTTGTTTTAGCTATTCTTTAGATATTTATTATGGGTCTAAACTCTGTTAATGTTTTTGACAGAAAAGTCCATATTTATATACAACAACAAGTAATTTAAAAAATAATGGCTGAACAAATAGTATCACCAGGAGTATTTCAAAGAGAAACCGATCAATCTTTTTTAACTCCAGCTCCCGTAGAAGTAGGCGCAGCAATCGTAGGTCCTACGGTAAGAGGTCCTGTAGAAAGACCCACAGTAGTATCATCTTTTGCTGATTATAAAAACAAATTTGGAACAACTTTTGTTTCTCAATCGGATAATTTAGAATTTTTTACTTCAATAGCTGTACAAAAATTCTTTTCTAATGGAGGTAATAGTATGCTCGTTACTAGAGTTGCAAGCGGTTCTCATACCGTTGCTACTAGTACAAACATTACTGCTTCTGGTATAGCTGGAACAGATCCTTTTGAATTAGAAACTTTAGGAAAAGGAACAGTATTAAATAATTCCACAGGTGTTACTGATGGTGGAAAAGAATTTAAGGATGGTTCATTAGCAACAGGTTCCAAAGATAATTTAAGATTTGAAATCTCAGGGGTTAATAATACTGCTGGTACTTTTAACCTATCAATAAGAAGAGGTGATGATAATACTACCAATAAGATAGTTTTAGAAACCTTTGTTGGATGTAGTTTAGATCCTAAAGCCGATAATTATATTTCAAAAGTAGTTGGTGACCAAACAACAGAAACTACAACCCAAGAAGGCCAAACATTTATAAAAATAACTGGTGATTTTCCAAACCAATCTAAATTTGTAAGAATAAAAAGTGTAGGATTAAACACACCTGACTATTTCTTACAAGATGGATCAGTAGGATCAGATTCGGCTGGAGTTAGTTATTCAGGTAGTTTACCAATAGCCCAAAGTGGATCCTTCCATGGAGCTCTTGGTAGTAACTTTCCAGCCTCTGGGGGGTTAAACGCATTTGAAAATATAGCTAGTTTAAATTCCCAAGGATTATTGTCAAGCGATTATACAACAGCCTTAAATATTCTTAAAAATAAAGACGAATATAGATTTGCTACTTTAACTATACCGGGAATGTATAATTCCGATCACGCTTCATCAGTTGCCGCAGCAATAGAATTATGTGAAGCAAGAGGAGATTGTTTCTTTATAGCAGATATGGTACCTTATGGTGGAACTGTAGCTACAGTAACAGCAGAAGCAAATAAACTTAATACAAACTTTGCGGGTACTTATTGGCCATGGGTTAAAGTACCATCTACTGAATTAAGTAGAAACGTTTGGGCTCCAGCTTCAACAGTAATGCAAGGAGTTTATGCATTTAATGATAAAGTAGCAGCCCCATTCTTTGCACCTGCAGGATTAAATAGAGGTGGATTACCTATTGTAAGATCAGAATTTAAAGTAGTTCAAGCTTTAAGAGATAAATTATACGATAATAAGGTAAACCCAATTGCTACTTTCCCAAGAGTAGGACCCGTAGCTTTTGGTCAGAAAACTTTACAGAAAAAAGCAAGTGCTTTAGATCGTATTAATGTTAGAAGATTATTAATTACTCTTAAAAACTTTATAGGTGATACTTCTAAAAATCTTGTATTTGAACAAAATACAACCCAAACAAGAAATAGATTTTTAAATGCTGTTAACCCATTCTTAGAATCAATCCAACAAAGACAAGGATTATTTGCCTTTAGGGTAGTAATGGATGAATCAAATAATACCGCAGAAGCAATAGATAGAAACCAATTAATAGGCCAAATATTTATTCAACCAACCAGAACAGCTGAATTTATAATATTAGATTACACAATTCAACCAACTGGGGCTACATTTAATGATTAAAAATTTAAGAACCTTATATTTATAATAAAATAACAACACAATGGCAATATTAAGTTCAGCAGATATGTTCTATACAGCTTACGAACCCAAGCTACAAAATAGATTCATATTCTATATAGATGGTATTCACATTAACGTGAAAAGAAAAGTTAAAGGTAAATCTGATTGGTCTCCAATCTCATGTACCTTATATGACCCCGTAACACCTTCGGGGGCACAAGCAGTAATGGAATGGGTTCGTTTACATCACGAATCAGTAACAGGTAGGGATGGTTACTCTGATTTCTATAAAAAAGATGTTAGATTTAACACTTTAGGACCTGTTGGTGACGTTGTAGAAGAATGGATTTGTAAAGGAGCTTATGTAACTAATGCTGAATTTGGAAGTGGTGATTGGACTTCATCTTCACCTATGGAAATTAGTTTAACAATTGCTATGGATTATGCAATCTTAAACTACTAAAAATCTTAATATAAATAAATTAAGAGGTGCGTAAGCACCTCTTTTTTTTACATATGTATATGCAAACATACAAAGTTATAATATGGAAAATAAATCACTATTCCCCACTGAGGAAGTTACTTTACCTTCTAAAGGACTAATATATCCTCCCGAAAACCCATTATCTAATGGTGTACTTGAAATGAAGTACATGACAGCTAAAGAAGAAGACATTCTTACTAATGAAACATATATTACAAATGGTACTGTAATAGATAAATTACTTCAATCATTAATAATTACTCCTATTAGTTACAATGACTTAGTTGTAGGTGATAAAAACGCAGTTATGATTGCGGCTAGAGTTTTAGGTTATGGTAAAGATTATGAATTTACTCTTGATGGGGAAACACATAATGTAGATCTTACAAATATCAAAGATAAAGAACTAAAAGAAGAAAATGTATCTAAAAAAGGTATAAATGAATTTGAGTTTACTCTTCCAACTACTAAAAAATCTATAACATTTAAATTTTTAACCCATGGAGATGAAAGTAAAATTACATCTGAATTAAAAAGTCTTAAAAAATTAAAAAAAGAATCCCCTGAACTAACTACTAGATTAAAACATATGATTTTATCTATAGATGGTGATTATGAAAGTAAAACCATAAGAGAGTTTGTAGATACAAATTTATTAGCAAGAGACGCAAGAGCCTTAAGATCCTACATTAAAGAAATACAGCCTGATGTAGATTTAACTGTTGATCTTGAAACAGAAGCTGGAGACGTGAAAGGCGTTACGATCCCTATTGGGATCAACTTTTTTTGGCCTGACGCCTAAATATAAACTTCAAGTTTATCAAGAAGTACATGATTTAGTATATTATGGTAATGGGGGATTTATATACTCTGAAGTATACCAAATGCCCATTCACTTAAGAAGATACCATATTAAAAAAATAGATGTACTTCATAAAAAACAAAATGAAGAAATACAAAAAGCTAGAGAAAGCACTAGTTCTACACCTAATACTCCAAGAATGCCAAATATTAACAAAAGATAAAAACCTTTATATTTATAATAAACATTTTTAAATGGCAGAGTTAGACAATTTAAGTGAGGGAGCAGATAACCTAAGAGGATCAATAGGTGATCTTCAAGGTGTATTAAATGAGTTAGCTATATCTCTTCAAAAATCTGCTAATTTAACTAATGATCTAGCACAAAATTTACAAAATGCTGCGGGTGCAGGAGAAGAAGCTGCTGACGCTGCAGAAGACACTGCAGCAGCACAGGATCAGTCATCTAAAACTCTTGATAAAGTAATATCAAAGAATAAAAAGAATAATGCTTTACTTAATATTGGTAAAGGTTTTGCTTTAGCTTTTGCTACTCAATTAGGAAATGCTGATAAAGAGACTACTCAATTAGGAAGATCATTAAATCTTTCAAAAGGAGAAGCAGTTGCATTAAAAAAAGAATTTGCTAAAGCAGCCCTCAATGCAGGAGATATAGCACTTAATTCTGTAAGACTAGCTAAAGCCAATACAGCTCTTAATACACAGTTAGGTACAGCATTTAAATTTTCTTCGGATACTTTAGGTACCTTCTCTAAACTAACAGAAATAGTAGGTTTATCAGCGGAATCAGCAGGTAATTTAGCATTTCAGGCAGAAAGATCTGGTAGAAGTTTCAGGGCAGTTGAAGAAAATGTATTAGGAGCTTCATATGGATTGCAAATGCAAACAGGTGTAGCTTTAAATAATAAAGATATATTAGAAGCTACTGGTAAAGTTACAGGTCAAGTAAGAGCTAATTTAGGAGCTAATCCTGAAGCAATAGCTAAAGCAGTAACAGCAGCTAAATTATTTGGTGCTGAATTAGATGATATCGTTGCAAGTTCTAAATCTTTACTTGACTTTGAAAGTAGTATTGAAAATGAATTAAAAGCTGAATTAATAACAGGTAAACAACTTAATTTAGAAAGGGCAAGAGCATTAGCATTAGCGGGTGATCAAGAAGGGTTAGCTAATGAATTAGCACAACAAGCAGGTTCTTTTAGTGACTTTACTAAAATGAATGTTTTACAACAAAATGAACTAGCTGCAGCGTTTGGTATGTCTTCTGATAAATTAGGAGATATACTCTTTAAACAAGAAACCCAAAATATGAATGCCCAACAATTAAGGGCTCTTGGTAAAGGTGAATTAGCAGATAGATTAGAACAATTAGATACTCAAGAAAGAATTGCCCTAGCTCAGGAAAAATTCCAAGCAATGATAGGAGATTTATCACTCGCTGTAATGCCAATAGTAGAAGGATTTGCGGGTATAGTAACTTTCCTTGCTGAATCAAAAGGCATTACAGTAGCATTAGTAAGTGTAATGGCCGGCTTGGCAGCGGCCCAAAAAGCATTATCTATTATGTCCTTAATTACTGCAACTGCTAAATTATTTGGAGAAAACGCTAAATTTGGTCCAGTAGGTCTTGCAACCGCAATTGGGGGTGTCGCTGCTATGGGAGTTGCAGCAGCGGGGGCATATCAATTGGTATCAGATGGTATAGCTCCACCTGGTGGGGGTCCTTTTAAAATCACAGATAAATTTGGAGCTACCGCCGTAACAGCTGCAGGAGATGGTGTAGCAGTATCACCTAATATTAAAAGAGGAAACCCAGATCCCCCAATGCAACCTGTAGTAATTCAAAATAATTGGGATGCCTTTGCAGCTTCTAATGGAAATGGGCGAAGAGGATTAGGAGGAACTCAAGCCCTTCAATCAAGTACTCAATTTGCTTAATATTTATAATAAAACAATATAATCATGTCACTTAAAAATTTAACATCAATCCACGATCTAGTACAGGGCGAAACAGCTGTTGTAGGAGATATGGAAAGCCAAACAGGCCCTGCATTCTCTATTGTGGGTCCAGACGTAGAACGAGGGCTATCTCCTTTTTCTATCCCTGCAGGATCACAATTGCATGGAGGTCCATTATTGGATCAAGCAGGTAGATCTTTAGTAGGTCCTAATTACCAATATGCTTATGCTGGTTCAGCAGCTTCTATTAATCCTTCTGAATTAGATATAAATGGTGTTACTCCTGACCTCTATAAAGACAAGGGTCCTGAAGAAGGATTTTATGGATATTAATATATTCTATGGCGATATCATTACAAAATATTTTAAGATTTGCCGAAAATTCAGGTGAAAATCCTGATGGATCTCCTTTTAAACAAAGATCAGGTCCTAACGCTTTAACTTATCCTGAAGGTGGAATACCTTTAGTTACTAAAGATATACTAGGTATAGATGACGAACCTAATGACACTTTAGGTTTAGTAAATCAAGTAACTGATAATTTTGTAAGAGGTGGAGCTATAGCATTAGGTAATGCTGTTATTGATGACTTAGTAAGATTAGGTAAGGTCTTAATTAGCCCTAATGGATTAGCATGGTCTGCATCCCAATTAGCTTTAGCTACTACTAATCCACAAAGTTTAATATCACCAAGAAATAGACAAACACTACCTGTAAGTACCCTCTTAACAGCAGGAACGGGTGCAGCTGGTGTAAGATTTAGAAAAGATGGATTAATAGATGTAAAATTTGAATCAGGATTTAATTATGATCCATCTAAAGGAGGCCCTAAATATGAAATTAAAGCTATAGAAGAAGAAAAAAATACAGGATTTTTAGGCCCCTCAGACCATACTTTAAAAGGATTACATAATCGTTTTATACTTAGTAGCCCCGCAAGAGAAGACTTAATTAAATCGTATAGTGGAGGCGCACATTCTACTTTTGGTATAGGAAACACCGAAATAAAAAGATATAAAAGCAACCCATTTAATAATATAGGAGATAGTGGTGGTTACTTACCAATTTTTGATGTTGGTTTATTTGAATTAAGACAAGCCCCTTTAACTCCAAGTAGTCAACATAAAGATTATAGATCAGTAGCACCTATTTCAGGCCAAGAACCTATTGATAATACACGAACCAGAATTAATCTATATAAATTAGGAGATCCCGGTATGGATCTTGCTGATGATACTAATGACATATATGATATTAGAACTATAGATAGAATATCTGCAGCAAATATATTTAAACGCACTAGCCCAAATGAAAATTTTAGTGGAACTTTTAGAGATTATATTAAATTTAGAATTGCTGTAGTAAATGTTGAAAATCCCCTTGAAGATAATGTTATCTTATTTAGAGCATTATTGGATAATATAAGTGACAGTTATACAGGTAACTGGAATAGTTACAAATATAATGGTAGGGCAGAAGAATTTTATACTTACGGTGGATTTAATAGAGGAATAGAATTTAGTTTTAAAATTCATGCTCAAACTAGATGGGAACAAAAACCTTTATGGAGAAAATTAAATTACTTAGTGGCACAAACAGCCCCCGAATATAAAAATAGAAGAATGAGAGGAGTATTTTCTAGACTAACAATAGGAGATTGGATGAATGAAATTCCAGGATTCTTTACTAGTATAAGTTTAAATTGGTCTACATCCTACCCATGGGAAATAAGGCATGATGATAGGGGTGCAGATAGAGATCTAAATGAATATCCCCACATTTTAGATGTAAATTGTAGTTTCCAACCAGTACACAACTTTGCCCCAAATAATAGTCCAACAACCCCATTCATCCTCCCTGAAATTGGGGTTGATGGTAATAGAAAATATGCTGAAATATCCGATGATGAAACTGCTGAGCAAAATGATAATGGAGTAGCTGCTGGATTTTATGCTGCTGAGATAGGATATAAAGTACCAGAACCACTTACCCCAGTGGGAGGTGAAACTCCAACGCAGGAATTAGCTATATAATTAAACATAATGAAAAGATTTATAGATATCGTAAAATTAAGAAATATGAATGGTAAAAGATATTATATAAATACTATTTTACCAGAAATCCCCTTAAGCCAAGAAGATATTTACATTATCACTCAGGATGGTGATAGATTAGATAATTTAAGTTTTGAATTTTATAAAGATACCCAATTTTGGTGGGTAATAGCAGCAGCAAACCCAAATAAACTTAGAAAAGATAGTTATCACGTAGCACTAGGAGAACAGATCAGAATTCCCGCTAATCCTGTGGCTTATGTAGATCAATTTACTACATTTAATAATAATAATAGATGAGTATTTTCAAGGATACTTTTAGAGATTATGTAAGACGTCAATTAATATTAAGAGAAGAATTAATTGATATAGGAAATACTACCGATAATGTCAGTGGGGAAAGAACTAATAGGTTAAAATCCTTCCCAGTAAAAAGTCCCCCAAATGCTAATTTCCCCTATGAATTTGATATTAAACCTGGGGCTTTTTATAGTTATACTACTAATAGACAATGTGTAATTAGATTAACTTCATTAGTTGACTATGTAGCAGATGTTGGTTTAGATATAGGAGATTTAGGATCACAAAGTTTTAATAGATTAAAAGGACCTACATTATCTAGAAACTTTATCCTTCAAGGGGGAGTATTAAGTGATTTTTCAAGAACTGTAGATAGGGGAGAAGACGGACTTCAGTCTAAAACAAGAAAAATAGATCAAGTAAGACAAGGTTTCGAAAAACCCGGACTAAAAACTAATTTAGCTTATGGTGATTTTGCAATTGGATCTGATGCTAGTGAAGATGGATATGGAATAGTGCCTATGCCTGGTATAATTGATGCTAACATTAGAACTAAAAGTGCTTATGGTTCACTTAGAGAAGCAAAAATAAATTTTGAATGTCATAATAGAAGACAGTTAGAAATTTTAGAAATGCTTTATATGAGGCCTGGTTATATGGTTTTATTAGAGTGGGGTTGGTGTCCCTACATTAAGAGTAGTGGTAATAAAGAAGAAAAAGGAAGTATAGAAACTAATTTAAGGTTATTAGAAGATATATCTGGTGGTAGAATATATACTAACGATATTACTCAACAAGAAGTTTTTAATCTTATTAATAAATTAAAAGAAAGCCAAGATGGTAATTATGATGCAATGTTAGGATTTGTGAAAAACTTTGGATTCCAAGCAAGGGATGATGGTGGTTTTTCATGTTTTACTGAATTAATATCTATAGGTGAAGTTATAGAAAGTCTAAAAATACCCGCTGTTTCTTTTTTAACCCCTAGTGATGTTTTAGGGGGAACATTCATTACAGATGATGGTGGGGTTGATACCACAGGAATAGGAGTGGATGGTGGAGAATATGATGTTGTTAAAGATCAAGAGGGACGTAAATATTATTCTAATGAAAGTTATGGTGCATTTTCACCTTTAAGTAGTACTTACCATACAGGAGGGGATATTGTAATATATGGTGGTAAAGCTTATGGTGCACAATCAAGTGCTGTTTTGGGTGACTCAAAAACAAAAGAATATGGAAAGCCGGCGGGGACAATGAAGGCGCGTGATGCGACCATAATAGACAGATCTGAGTTTGATCAATCAATACAAATGGGTATATTTCCTCGGTATAATGGGTTACTAGGGTTAATGAAAACAATATACAATTATTCTTCAATTACTGTATTGGATTCACATGGATATGAAAGGATACTTAAAGAGAATTTTGGAAATGAATTTGTTGAACACATAGGTACTGATTTTGAGGATGTAGATAATGAGAAAACAGAAAATTTAGATTATAAAAAAAGACAAGAACTAAAACAAAAACAGACATCAGCAAAACAATTATTTAAAGTTGAGGGAGAATTAGATAATAGATCCAAAACCGACACAACTATGAATATTAGAATTAAAAGTATGAAAGTTGGATTAAAAAATCTTGTTAAATTCCAATCAGCGGATTTTGAAGTAACTCTCATGAGGTTATTAGGTATGACTAATCCATCCGATCTCCGACATTATTTTATTAAAAGAAGAAGACC